TGAACAGATGAACACTGTTACCAGGGGCATAGTGTCGCACCTACATAGGAACATTACATTTTTTGGTGAAGATGGGCAAATACAAGTGGATGCTGCATCATGGCCTGGCAATAGTGGTGGCCCTGTGTTTAACATGAATGGCGAGTTGGTAGCTATCCTGGTTGGGGGCATGGGTGGTGGAAACGATGACATGTCGTTCTGCACACCAGTTGAATTGTTGTGGGAACGAGTTATTGACAAGCTCGTAGAAGTTTGTTCGGAATGGATGCAGAGTTGTGGGATATAACTATGGCTAAAAGAAAAACAAAAGAAACAGCGAATAGGTTACTTACGAGATTCCTCGACAGCGTGTCCAGGGAAGAAACCGAATTTGTAGACGACCCTGAAGGTGGGCGGTTGGCTACTAAGTGTGAGGCTATGGCACGTTTGATGTTCAAGATGGCACTTGGATATAATGAGACTATACAGGTTGACAAGAGCGAGGACGGGAAGAAGACAGGTGTTGAAGAAGTTATCTTGAATCATAAACCTGACAAACAAATGATAGCACTTGTGTACGACCGCCTCGAAGGTAGGGCAGTACCAGCGGAGGATGCAAGTAAGCATAAATCGTCGATTGCTGATAAGGTTAGCAATGAGGGTGTAAAGAGGATAGAACAGGCTGGAAAACCATCTAAGAAATGATAAGTGTAGTAGAAATTGCAAAACCAGAATTAAGAGAGCCTTTTCCAAATATACCAGATTTTTGGAAAGACCCCATTACTGGTCTGTATATACCTAAATACGAAAACAAAAATATAGATTATCGGACCAACCTTCTTGCTAATGCAGAAAAAGATATAATTCTGCAAGAGGATTTGTTGGCCGCTTCTAAATCGTCGTTGAAGTTTTGGGTGAATACGTTTGTGTGGACATTCCACCAGTTCGATGTGAATAGTGGTGGACAAAGATTGTGGTCCGATAATGCACACGTGCCATTCATATCGTGGCAAGTACAAGATGAGTTGTTCGATGAATTAGAGTGGTGTCTTGCTAACGGCAAAGACATACTTATTGATAAAGCACGAGACATGGGCGCGAGTTGGATATGTGTGTGTTTCTTACATTGGTTGTGGTTATTCAAAAAAGATATACAGTTGCTCGAAATGTCCAGGGTGGAGAGTTTTGTGGACCAAGCTGGAAACATGAAGGCGTTGTTTCAGAAGCATGACCACATAAACCAGTGGTTGCCAGAATGGATGTTACCACCGAATTGTCTACCAGGTAAAAAGAACAGAACAAAATTACATTTGTTTAACGAATACTGTGGTAGTTGCATAGATGGCGAGTCAACCACCCCCAATGCAGCATCTGGTGACAGGCGTGCAGTTATACTTCTTGACGAGTTTGCAAAAGTACAAGATGGTGGGTCCATGAGGAGTGCAACCCGTGATGCTGGCTTAATGCGTATTATAAATTCTACACCCTTTGGCCCAGGAACAGAGTATGCAAAGTGGAAGAAATCTGGTCAGATAAAAGTGTTTATTCTACCATACTGGGACCACCCACAAAAAGGTAACGGCAGATATGTTAAAGAAAGAGTAAATGGCGGATGGGACATTCGTTCTCCTTGGTTTGACATAGAGGAAAAGGTTAGGGATAGGAAGCATTTAGCACAGGAAGTTTTAAGGCAAGACCTTGAATCTGGTGATTTGTTTTTTGAACCAACTAATATACATAAACACAAAGCCCTGTTTGCAAGACCACCGAAATCAAGGTGGTCAGTTAAAATGAACAAATTGGTGTCGAATGATTCGATAGCCAGCATAATTCGCAAGAGAGACTTTTCAAAGGCCATAGTTAAAAGAAGTGTTAAAGGCTCACTAAGACTATGGGTTAATCTTATAGAGGGCAGGCCGGACCAGTCAGTCGATTATATTTTTGGTATTGACATAGGTAAAGGGCAGAGTGCGTCTAATTCTGTTATATCTATAAAGTGTAAACAGACTGGAGAAAAGGTTGCAGAGTGGCGTAATGCGGAAACCCCACCTTATGAAATGGCAAGGGTGGCCGTTGCGTTGGCTCTGTGGTTCGGTAGTAAGGCACCACGAAGATTGCCATTTATGAAATGGGAAATGAACGGGCCAGGGTGGGACTTTGGCCGAATGATTGTTAAGATATTTGGGTACCCATATTTCTATAGAATGAAAACTGCTGGAGGAATATCTGAGAAGACAACTGATAAGTATGGCTGGCATTCTAACAGGAGTGCAAACTCAAATTCAAAAGAACTTTTACTTAGAGAATATGATAGGGTGCTCGCACACGGTGGCTACATAAACCATTGCGAGTTTGCCCTTGATGAAGCGTTATCATACATATGTTACCCGGACGGGAGTATTGGACCCGCTGCACTCGTCGAGGAGAATGCTTCCGCGAAAAAGACACATGGTGACTGTGTTATAGCCGATGCACTAACTCTTGATGATACAGAAATACCTAAGAATAAAGCAAGCGACGCTTTTAACAACATAACAGACAGGAATTTCTGCTTTGAAGGAAGATACAGAGCGTTTAAGAGAGCCAAAAACGCGAAGAAAAATGATAGTTATAGACACAAGTTTGATTTCTTGAGGTCATAAAATGGAAGAAGTTAGCCCACTAAAAGTACAGCAAGTAGTTCTTGAAGGCTTTGATAGGCTTAAACGATACAGAGCAGCAAGGGCCATGTTCACAAAGCAGTATGTTGGACAATATTACAGTTCCGAAAAAGGTAATACTGGCGATGAACCCATAAATTTGATGTTCAACGCTGTACGTGCTATAGTTCCGTCCATAGTTATGAGGACTCCAACCAATACTGTTACCACACAGTATGTTGCCAACAAAGAGTATGCAGAATTGTTAAGCCTTGGGCTTAATTCCATAGAAGAAAAGATTAACCTTAAAGCAAAACTTAGAGCTTGGGTTGTATCCGCACTATTTTCTATGGGTGTAATGAAAGTTGGTCTAAGTTCCTCTGGACAGTTCATAAACTTCGGAGAAGATAGTATAGACCCAGGACAGTTGTACGCTGACATAGTGGACCTTGATAATTTTGTTATGGACCCGTCATGCACAGCAAGGGAGAAGTCCGGTTTTCTTGGTGACAGGATTCTTGTGCCAAGACAGTCACTGCTCGACATAGATGGCTATGACCACGATTTAGTAATGCAGATACCATCCGCTTTCAGGGCTACTGGCAGTGGCAAAGACGTTAAGGATATTACGCAGTCGAACAAGAACCGACAGGCTATGTACTCTTTGCAGGATTACGTGCATGTTGTAGAGTTGTGGGTTCCCGGTGCCAATGCGTTGGTGACGATACCGGACCCGCGAGAAATAACTTTTCAGAAGTATTTGAGAGTAATTGATTACTTTGGACCCAACAGTGGGCCTTATTCTTTCCTCGCGTTGACACAACCTGTGGATGACAACCCGCTGCCTATAGCACCCGTATCTGTGTGGTACGATATGCACAGGGCTGCTAATAGAATGTTCAAGAAAGTTATGGAACAGGCTGATAGACAGAAAGACTTGGTTTTATATGAACCATCCCAGGCTGATGAAGCTGATTCGATACGTGACGCTATGGATGGTGATACAATAGCATGTACTAATCCACAGGGAATAGTTTCTATATCTCTTGGCGGACAAAACAAAGACAACTCTGCGATGTTGCAGCAACTTCAGATTTGGTTTAATTATATGTCTGGCAACCCTGACCAGCTTTCAGGTCAGAAGTCAAATGCGAATACAGCTACACAGGCAAACATATTGCAAACAAATGCGTCGGTATCCCTCGAAGATACAAGGGATATGACATACGAGGGAACAGCCGACATAAGTGCAAAACTTGCATGGTATATGCACACTGACCCGTTGATTGATTTACCACTGACAAAACGTAAAACTGGTGGTGAGGTGATACAGCTTACACTTACACCAGAACAGAGGTCAGGTGATTTCCTTGAGTTCGTGTTTAAGATTGTTCCGAAGTCTATGTCAAAACTTGACCCACAGATGAGGTCACAAAGAATAATGGACTTCTGCACTAACGTGATACCAGCAGGTGTTAGTGCCACAATGATGATGATGCAACTCGGACAGCCGTTTAACCTCGTAAAATACTTCACAGTAATAGCCGAAGAAATGGGCATTGGTGATTGGGTTGAAGATTTATTTTATGACCCCGAATTTCAACAGAAGATGCAGATGTTCCTGGCTATGGGTGCACAGAATGCTGGCAAGGCCACAGAAGGTGGTGGTTCACAGATTAGTACCAAGGGTATATTACAAAATCATGGTTTCCCAGGACAGACAAATATACCTGGGGCGGAAACAATAGATAATC